TGCTTTCATGGGCTTTGCGGCCTTTGATAAATCAGGAATGAAAAAGTAATGCTTCCCGAAATTAGAAAGACTAGAGCATCACAAGCAAGAGAGACAGCGGCCGCTGAGAAAAATCAACAACTAAACACTGTACAAACTGCTCTACAAACTGACATTGCTACGTTCACAAGAAGAACTGCTGGTTCTCTCAAGAATATGTTTAGTCTTCAAAAGTCACAAGCTGAACTTGAGAGACTACGAGCGGGTGCTGAACTTGAGAGACAGAGAGAAGAAGCAAGAAAAAAGAAAGATGATGATAAATCTCTCAATGATCAATTCAAAGATAAGTTTGGATTTCCCATATTCGGTATAGGAACAATGATTGCTGGAATCAGTGCGTTAGCAGGGGCCGCAGTAGGACTACGTGGGTGGGAAGCAAAAGGATTAGTAGCACTCTCTAGAATAAGTCGAATAGGCCCAGCGATAGTCCAGGGAATGACAAAATTAAGAAACGGCGTGCTTGGAATATTTGGCCTAACTGCAAAAGGATTGATCGTAAAAGATGCAGTTTCAGGTAGATTCTTTAAATCTCCATCTATCGTGTCAAAAGTATCTGTTGCTCTAAGTCAATTTAGAACACGACTACTTAGAGTGTTTGGAATAGGGGCTGATGGAAAGTTAATACCAGTAAGAGGGCCTGATGGACAGTTGATGAAAGCTGGAACTTTTACCAGAGTGATGAAAGTTTTACTCGACAGTGTATCTAAAATATTTCAACCGATTAAGGCCGCAGGGCAATTAGCAACAAAGTCATTGGGTGGAGCATTTGGTGGTATTATGAAAGCTGTAGGAAGTTTAGGGGGTTTTGCAAAACTATTTGGAACTATTCTAAAACCCATTGGTATCATATTCTCTCTATTCGATGGAGTAAAAACATTCATGAATACAGAGGGAAGTTTATTTACTAAAATAAATGAAGGCATTGCCGCTGTTCTAGGTGATTTTGTTGGTGCTCCGTTAGATTTATTAAAGAGTGGACTTTCTTGGGTTGCAAAAAACTTATTAGGTGAAGACAACTTTATATCAAAATTTTTAGATAGCTTTTCAGTAGAAGCGTTACTCAAAGATATAATAGCAACTCCTGGTAGAATACTAACTGGAGCAATTGATCAAATAATAAAACCACTACTCAATGGAGAGGTTGATGTAGTTGGACAGAATATAATAAAAATATTCAGAAAGATGTTTGATGCTATAACGGGTATAGTATCAAGTATTGTAAATTTTGTTGCAGAGAAGTTAGGACTCGACTTTAGACTTGGTGAAGATGAAGTATCTAAGAAAGAAAGAAAACTACAAGAGATAGAAAAAAAGAAAGCAAAACTTGAGAATAGAGAAAATAAACTAGAAGAAACCCTGTCAGCAAGACAAAAAGAAATAGCAGAACTTGAAGCAAAACTAGAAGAAAAAGAAAGAAAATATGTAGAGGGCTTGGATCTAATAGCAGAGGGAAAGAAAGCCAACAATATTGGATTTACAATCGGTGGAGCCGATGCGATTGACAAATTAGATGAAAAGATTAAAAAATTGAAGGCACTAGAATTAGAAGAACGTGAAAAACTTGAAGAAGAAAAGAGAAAACTCTTGTTAGCAGAAAAAGAATTACTCTTTGATGTTAGAGATTTCGTATCTGGTTCTATGAATTATAGTCCATCTGGCAATGGGGCCGCTCAAGGAATATCTGCACAAATGTTATATGAACAAGATCCTCGATTAGGTGGTTCAGCACCTATGAACGTAGTAACTACTGATAATGGAATAAGTGTTAACAACACTATGAACGATTTTGGTGGCGCTCAGAGAGTAGAACCAGCAAGTAGATACGTATACAGTGATGCATATTTAGCTCCATAAAAAAGGGACGTCCGAAGACGCCCCTACTGTAGTCAGAGAGAAAAAGAAAGATTAATCTTCTTCTGCTAGTTTCTCAAAGAATGATAAGTTCTCATCGTCACTATCTGAAGATTCAATCTTCGGTGCTGATGCTTCTTTTTGCACAGGCATTTCAACTACATTTTCTTCAGCACTCATTACTGAAGGAGCAGTTGCAGTAGCACCAGCTAAACCTAACACCATGTCAAGCTTTGCTTGTAACTCAGCGTAAGTTTTAAAATGCTTTCTATCAAGAAACTCTTGAAGAGAAAACATTGAGTCGTAAACTGTTTCCAGTTTAGTGTCATCACCATCAAGTAATGGTGATACTTCTGCAAACTCAGATTTATCATAATTACGATAACCTTCAACATTACGAATTTTCAATTTCAAGTCTGCACCTTCCCAGAAGTCAAATGGGTTAGTAGCAGTTTCATCTTCAAATTCAGGATTCATCTTCTCATTCAGTTTGTCGAATATTTTCTTTCCAAACTTGTAGAGTCGAACTGTTCCTTCGTTTTCTGGATTTGCAGGATCTTTTACTACATAGATATTCGCTATGTAAGAAAGTCTTCTTTTTTGTTTACGTGCTTGTTCTTTACCAGCTTCCGTTCCATTGTTCCATAATGTAGAGTTATATTCACTCACTGGATCTTTCTCATTGAAAGTTGTTAGTGAATTTTCGATGTACCATTTTCCAGCAGGCCCTTGAAACCCATGTGAGAACACACGAACCCAAGGTAAGTCTTCACCCTTTGGTTCTGGTAAAAATCGAATAACTGCATAGCCATTTCCAGCTTTATCAACAGATGGAGTCCAGAAACGATTGTCTTCGTTTGAACCCTCTGATGGTGCATTTATTTTTGCTGTTTCGGTGACTAACTTGCTCAAAGAACTTGAGCGAGATTTTTTAAGTGCGGCGAATGATGTTGCCATTAGCGTATCTCCTGTATATTTGTGTATTTAATTTTGTCCACTCGAATCATAATATAATGTATCTAATATAACATAACAAAGTAGTATTTGTCAAGTCCCTAATTTAAATTTATCTTTAGGGCGATTATAACTATAATTATGCACTGAAGCATTTATATTTGCTTGATGCGACATATAGTCTCCATATTTAGTTCTCCATTCTAACTCACTTTCTAATTTTTTAATACGTGCTTTCATGAACTCAACTTCTGAACGTAACTCTTTGAGTTCGCCTACATATTTTTCTACTTCAAGATTCATTTGAAAACCTCCAATATAGTTTTTTTACATTTAGTTTCGTCTACACTGACATAACTATAAAGGAATGGAGTATATTTTTTGAGTATAAAAAGAAAATCGTTAAGCATAGTGTTCTCTTGTTTACTCCAAACACTACTATAGTTAATCAATTTATCTAATACTACTAGAGTATTTATATTGAGTTTATCTCTTAGATATAACTTAAACGCTAGTGGGTGTACTTCACCATCAGCTCCAGTCATGAATAGAGAGTCAAACTGTGAGTGATAATCTCTAAGTGTTTGTATATCTTCTTTGAATTGATAATTAAATGACTCTATGTTCTTCTGTAATTTCTTATGGTTCATCATCGCACGGCCTTGCGACATTCCCAAAATGTAATCTTCATCGTGAATAAAATTAGCAACAAGATATTGTACAAACTTTTCTTTGTCGTAGATACGTGCTAACTTTTCAAACTGATAATGATCCCTACGTGTGCGAAACTTGTCTTCATTCACTTTTATCTTACCATTGTATTTGAAGTAATCGTAATCTGATTTAAAATGATTACGCACTGCTAGATAAGATGCATATGCTTGAAGTCCGTTCATATTGGCAGTTTAGGAGATTTAGGAATTGATAGAAAATTTAAGTCAATAGCTTCAGCTTCTAACTTAGTCTTGATAACTCCGTTTAGTAATTTGGCCGCTACTTCAACTTCCATTTCATTCTTTTCACAATACCACACTATAGCGTCCATATATGGTATTCTTTTCTCTACAACTATTTCTTCTATTGTTTTAGAGAATTTACTCACATTCATCACTTCTAGAGCCATTATATTCTGTCCTTGTGCATTTGTATTGAATTGAATGATATTGAAATACGATCAGTATCTGATAAATTTTGTTCGACTTCATGTCCTCTGTTGCTAGGAAATAAAATTAATCTTCCTTCAATAGGCTCATAGAATACAGAATCCCATTGATGAGGGTATTGTGCGTTGTTATTGTTGTATATGGGTTTATTATGCTGATCAGGCACGTTGTGAAACTTTATTCTTCCACAATTTTCAGGACACTGTACATAATACACACCACTCCATAATGCGTTAGGGTGTGTATGAAAAGTATTGTATGCATGTTTTGGTGATACATTTGCCCACATACTTTCTACAATCAGAGGCCAATCAGAATCATAACCCTCTTCTGTTGATACGCTTTTTTGTGCATCATTAATAGCATTCGTTATTTTGCTAAACTCTTCTCTAAAATGCATAATTATAGCACTATGCCAACCTTGTTTATTAGAGTGTTTTATGCCGTCTTTATCTTCTTCTTTCCACTTGTATATGTCACGAACTAATTCACGATTCAATTCTTTTGAATTTTCAATATCAAAATAAAAGAAAGGAATTGAAAACCAGAATTCCCTTTTTGCTTCAGACATTCACTTTTCCCATCTATAAAAAATATGTTTTTCTATTCTTGTTGTTCT